TCAGGCGGGAACCTACCGCCTCACGCGCGGGAGCAAGATCGTCGGCGGCATCCAGGGGCCGCAGCAGGCGATGCTGTGGACCGACGTCGGGCTCTGGGCAATGGCGTACATCGGCTACCCCGACGTGTTCGGATTCAACGAGGTGGCGCAAGGCTGTGGGCTGATCGGCAAGGACGCCATCGCTGTCTACGGCCCGCAAGTTTTCTGGATGTCGCGTGACGCCTTCTGGATGTACTCGAACGGCGTCGTGCAGCGCCTCCAGTGCGACGTCTGGGACGTGATCGTCAAGAACCTGAACAACGCGAGGGACAGCAGCGGAAATTATCTCTATTTCGCGCACATCCGGGGCGCGGCGAACAGCGGCTACGACGAGGTCATGTGGCACTTCCCCTCGCAGGCCTCGGTGAACGGCGAGAACGATAGCTGGGTCAAATTCAACCCGGTCACGGGCGAGTGGGACTATTCGCTCTCGACCCCGCAGCAAGGCATGGTCGGCAATACGCCGATCAATGTGAGCGCGTGGATCGACAACAACATCTTCGGCCATCCGATCAGCTCGATGATCGCGGCCGGCGGCGCGACCTCCATCATCATGCAAATGGAGATGGGAAACGACGCCAACGGGAAGCCGATCAATTGGATGATCCAGACTGGCTTTTTCATGCTCTCCGACGGCGAGGACAAAGTCTTCGTCGACTTCCTGCTGCCGGACTTCCGCTGGCGGCGCTGGCAGCAGCCGCAGAGCGTCAGCGCCCAGGTCCAGATCACACTTTACACGGCCGAATATCCAGACGATCCGCAAGATCAATGGGTGGCCTACGGCCCCTTTATTGTCACGAATGCGACGGGAGGGATTGAGCCCCGAGCAAGAGGGCGCTATTTCTTCGCCGAGATTCAGGGCAACGACCTCGGATCTTTCTGTAGGTTGGGCGGTATAAAATTCCGGTTCGCTCCCGACGGGAGGAACTGAGTTGGCGGGCCAGATCAGCGGCGGCGAATTGCAGACGTTGATCTCAACTCTGCAAAACGGGAACACGCAACTCGGCCACATCTTCCAAGCGCTCGGCGGCGTTGCGCTGCCGTTTTCCCTGCTGGCGGCGGAGCTGAGCGCGATCGCGAAGGCGGCCCCGCAGATGGGCGAGGTCGTGTCGCGCACTGGCGGCGCTGGCCTCTCAGCGCCTCTGCCGGACGCCCCCGAGGGCTACGTCACCATCGACATTCCTGGCGTGGGGCCTCGGCTCATTCCCTACTATCCGGTGGGATAGCGCCATGAACGGCTCCGGCTACAATCCTTCGGCGATCCAGATCCGGCGGCAGCTCGGCGCCACGCGGCCGATTCGCCCGCCGACGCTGCCGAAGCCGAACGCGAACCCGAAGCTCGGCGGATCGCTCAACCTCCACACCCTGATGCGGCCTGGACGCGCGAGCGGCGGCGCGATCAACGACAGTCCCGAGACCCCGTTCACGGGCGGCATCATGTCGATGGGCGCGGGCCGCGCCGACGACGTTCCGATGCATGTCCCCGACGGGGCCTACGTCGTGCCAGCCTGGGGAGTCAGCCACCTGGGCGAGGGGAACAGCATCAACGGCATGGCGGTACTCAAGGGCATGTTCGGGCAGCCGTGGGGGGCGCCAAAGAGCGGGGGGCCTTACGGCGCGCCGTCTCCGAAGCTTCCAGTCGGCAAGGGCGTCGGGATTCCGAAGCCGCCGCCGATGCACTTCACGCCGCCGAATTTCTACCCTCAGGGCATGTCGGCCGAGAACCCAGCGCTCGCGGACCCGAGACAGAAGCACGGCGGCGCAGCGCGCGGCACGGGGGCTGGAGCGGTTCCGATCAACGCGAGCGGCGGCGAGTTCGTGATCGATCCGGACGAGGTCGCGCGAATCGGGGACGGCAACGTCGATAAGGGCCACCTCGTCCTCGACAAGTGGCTCGTCAATCTCAAGAAGGAAGCCGCGACTACGCTCGCGAAACTTCCGGGGCCAGCCAAATGAGCACACGACGCGGATTCCTCACCCTCTTGGGCCTCGCCGGTCCGGCCGCCGTCCTGGCGCCGAAGGCGATGTTGGATAGTGGGAAAGCAACCAACATTGCGCCGGTCAAGCCGCCGCTACCATCGGCATCCGCGAGGGCGGCTACGACGGCCTACGTCGATGCGCCCGTCCAGCCGATGCGCTACCTCGGCCTCGCGCAGCTCAAGAACGAGGGCGATCCCTGCGCCTTCGACCCGGAGCCTGTCTTCGACCCCAACCGGATCGAGCGATACGCGGAGGACGGGCCGTACCGTTGGTACGATGACGGGGAGGACGAGGCGTGAAAGACTTTTCGCGCGAGCACGAGGCCGAGCTGCGGAGCACGCCGCCGCGCACGCCGATTCGCTTAGCCGACGACGACGACGAGTTGGGCATCCTCGACATGTGTCGGCTGATGCATAGAGAACAGCCGTATCATCCGCTCAACATCGGCAAGGTGGCGGCGATGGTGCGCCTCGCGATCCATCAAGGGCCGGAGCGGCGCGGCATCCTCGGCGTCATCGGCGAGCGCGATCATCTCCGGGCGGCGATCTTCCTGCTGATAGAACCGATCTGGTACAGCGACGACTGGCAGCTGCTCGAATTTTTCAATTACGTGCGCCCGGAATATCGGCGCCAAGCCTACGCCCAAGACCTCATCGCCTACGCCAAGCGCTGTTCCGATCAGATCGGTCTCGACCTGACGATCGGCGTGTTCAGCAACATCAAGACTGAGGCGAAGATCCGCCTCTATCGCCGCTGGGTTCCGCAGATGGGCGCGTTCTTCTGCTACGCGCCGCCGAACCGAAAGCCTTTCGCTCAACGCCTCGCGGATATGCCGACTGCTAATAGCGTCGCTGCGGAGTAGCCATGGGCCAGAAGGGCGGGACCACTCAGCAAACGTCATCCAGCTCGGGGCCGCCTCCCCAGGTGATGGCTGAGTATCAGTCGCTGGTCGACCGCGCGACCAATGTCGCGAACCAGCCCTATCAACCCTACCAAGGCGAGCTGGTCGCCCCGCTGACGAGCCAGACGAACGCGGGGCTCGGGGGGATCAGCCAATACTCTGGCGCGGCGCAGCCCTATCTCGGCGCCGCCGGGGCGATGACGATGGGGGCGAGCGCTCCCGTCAATCCCTCACAATTTATGGGCATGGGTTCGCTGTCCCCCTTTATGAACCCGTACACGTCCTCGGTCGTTGACACGACCCAGGCGGAAATGAATAATCAGAACCAACAACAGGCCCAATTCTTAAATTCCGCAAACATTTCTTCTGGCGCTTTCGGAGGCGACCGCGCTGGCATTGGTCAGGCGGTCCTGGCGAACCAGCAGCAGCTCGCCGAGGCGCCGACGATCGCGGGCCTGAATCAGGCGAACTTTTCACAAGCGATGCAGGACTGGACGGGCCAGCAAGGCGTCAACCTTGCGGCGCAGCAGGCCAATCGGGCCGCACAGCTCTCCGGCGCCGCCCAGCTCGGCCAGATCGGCTTGTCCGCGCAGGAAGCGGGCCTCCAGGGCTCACAGGCGGACATCCAAGCGGGCATGATCCCGCAGCAGGAACAGCAGGCGATCGATACCGCCGCCCAGCAGATGTATCAGCAGGGCCAAGCCTATCCGTTCACGACGACGGGTTGGTTGGGCAATATAATCGAGGGGGTCGGCGGCCAGTCCGGAGGCACGAGCCAGACCACTTCACCGGGGCCGAACAGCATCACGCAGGGGCTCGGCGCGGCGACGCAAGGCATGGGCCTCCTCACCAGCCTCATGTCGCTCTCGGACGAGCGCGCGAAAGAGAACATCGAGGAGATCGGCCGGACATACGACGACCAGAAAATCTACCGCTACAATTTCCGTGGAGATCCTCGCACCCAGATCGGCCTCATCGCGCAGGAGGAGGCCTACCACGATCCTGGCAGCGTCCAGCGCATCGGCATGGGCGATCTCCTCGGCATCGATTACGAGCGCGCGACGGAAAGCGCGGCCGAGCGCGGCCACTTCGCCGACGGCGGCGCGCCAGACCAGGGGCTGCCTCCTGGCGGGATGACGCAGGGCGTGACGCAAGGCGCGGGTCAGCCCCGGCCGCCCCCGCAATCGATGTCCCCCGATATGTCGCTCATGTACATGGGCGATCCCAGCGCACGCGCGGGCATGGGCTCGTTCGCTCTCATGGGCGGGACCAATATCCATCCCACGCCCGAAACGGCGCTCGCTCAGTCGAGCGTAGCCCCACCGCCCCAAGTCCCAGTGGGTGGAGGTGGGAGCAGCCTATCGCCTCTCGGCGGTCATTTGCCTTCGATCTTCCCGAGCGAACCTCAAAGCCAAGGGAGCGGCGCGTGGCGCGGCGGGCGGCAGGGCCGCCAGGGCGGCGGTCAAGCGCCCGTCGGCCCCAACGCCGCGATGGGCATGGCCACTCCTGGCTTCCAGCCGGGGCTCGATCCGTTGAGCGATATCGCGGGCGTCAACGAGGCGCTGTTCGGAGAGGAAACCGCAGGATCGAAAAACCCCTACACCGGCATCGATTTCGATCAGGCCATGGCGATCGGCGGCGGGCAGTGGATGCCGCCGCAGACCGGCGCGACGATGCCGGACTTCGGGAACCTCCAGAATAGCCCGCAGTTCGGCGCGGCCGAGTCTTCGCTCGCGGGCGCCTTCGGCCCCGGCTACACGCCTGGATCGACGACGCTTGGCCCTGGCGGAGCTGCTCCGACCGTTCCTGCCGCCAATGCGCCTGGAGGCGGCGGCTTCATGGGCGCACCGGCGATGGGCGGGATTGTTGGCGGGGCGCCGAGTCCTGGCGCGATGGGCGCGGCTGGCGCGACGCAAGGCGGGCTGTCCCGCGACCAGCTCGCCAATGTTTTCGATGAGTATTTCGGCGGCGCTTCGCCTGCGCAGGCCGCGCCCTCTCCGCTGACGACCCCCGGCCACGCGCGCGGCGGGCGGATCGGGCGGCAGATTGGCGGGCCGACGGCGACTCTGGCGCTCCCCATCAATCAAGGGCCATGGGGTGTTCAGAGCGGCGGGAGCGGCGGCGGGACCCAGCCAGCGGCGAATAGTGGCGGCGGGGGCGGGCCGTGGACGCAGATGATGGGCACCCCGAGCGCCATGAACCCGAGCGGCAACGCGGAAGTCGGCATGGCGAACTGGGCCGGGTTCTCAGGCCCGCAAGGCATGATGGAAGCGGACGCCGAAGGCTTTAGGGCCGACGGAGGAGGAGTGAACATGAACGGTCGCTCTGGCTTCCAACGCGGAGGCAGCCCCTTCACCACGTACCAGCCCACGGCGAACCCGGCGCGCAATCCGCCGACCTACACCGCGCTCGACCTCTCGCGCCTGTTCGGAGGCGGGCAGCAGCAAGCGCCTCGCGCCATCCAGATCCAGCGCCAGCTGGGGCAGGCGCGCGCCAAGGCGGCGGTCCAGCGGGGCCTCGTGCGGCCTCGCGTCATTGCGCACGACCCCGTGACCGGGCAGCCTCACGACATCACGCCGCTGCACGACCGACCGCCCTTCGGAAGCGGACCGTACAATCCTGGCGGGCAGCCGTATCGCCCAGAGGACGACCCGCGACCCCCTACCGGCGGGCCGCTCGATCCGACCGGACCGACGGTGCGCTTTGGCGCGAAGAACCCCTTCCTCGGCCCGCAGCCGAAAGACCAAGAGGTGGGGCCGGAGAGCGCTGGCGAAGAGCCGCGTGGTCCTGGGCCGACGGGGCCGGAGCCTACACCGGGGCGCGCGCCGCCGCCGCCAGAGGAAAGCGGCGGATGGTTCAGCCAGCCCAAGCCGATCGAGGGGCTGCCTGCGGCCGGTGATCCGCGCTCGCTCGTGCCGCCGTCGATTGTCCGCCAAGCGTCGCCAGTGGGGCGCGCCATCGCCATCGGCAAGCAGCTCCTTTCGCCGAGCGCCACGTCGGGGCCGACAGGGGTTGAGCTGCCGCGCTCGCTCGGCCGCCGACCTAGCGGCCCCTCCGGGGCGCCGATCGCCGCGCCGCCGCCGCAGAGCCATGTCACCGATCTTGGCACCTGGGAGGGCGAGGGCGGCGCTCCGGCTCCTGCCGAGCATCACTGGGGGCCTTGGCACGCTGGCGGCACGCCGAGCGGTCCCATTATCGCGGGCCCGCCTCAGTCCCCCGGACCGCCTCCGGCCGATCTCGATGACGAGATCATGCGGATGGGCGACGAGGGGCCGCAGCTCTACCGAGGCGGGCGCATCGGCCGCGCCGATGGCGGCGATATCGACACGTCCTACGGGCCGCAACAGTCTGTGATCGACCTGACCGATGCGCAGTTCGGGAGCGCGCTTCAGGACGAGATGCGGTCCGCGCCTAGCGGCAGCCTCGACTGGATGAACGACCTGGGCAAGGGGCTGCCCACCGACTCCACTTGGAATGCGCTGGCCCCCAGCGGCGGCGGCGCTTCTCCGCAGCGCATCCAGATGAATCCGAACGCGGTCGCCCAAGCGCCGAGCTTCCAGGGCGCTGGCGGCGGAGGCGGCGGCCCGCACTTTACCCAGACCTCTTTGATGGGAGGGCCGCCGATCTCCGCGCTCGACCTCTCGGGCCACTACACGCCGACGACCGGCAACGCGCGCGGGGCGACCTACGTCCCTGGCGCTGGCGGGATCAGCCCGAACGCGCGCGCTCAAGCGCCGGAGCACCCTGCGATTGCGGTGGCGCGACATATCGCTGGCAGGGCGCACGCGGCAGGGTTCGCGGCGGGCCACGCGGCGGGGAGATTGTCGAAGGTCGACCCGAACATGGGGCCGATTCAGAGGGCATCCGACACGTCCTATGGGCCGCAGCTCCCCAGCGAATATGATGAGTACGGCTACGGCATTGGGGCCAAGCCTACTTACGGCAAGGCGATCCCCGGCAGCGAGGCTGGCGGCCAGGGCACGTCGACCGGCTTCCAGGGAGGCGGCGGCGTCCTGGGCTCCTCGCCCGTGATGAACGCGGGCGGCTATACGCCGCAGGGCGAGGGCGTGACCGGCCAGACATCGCAGGGCCGAGGCATGGGTTTCGGCGACCTGTTCGGCGGCGGCGAGCGCGCGGGCTTCGCCAGCGGCGGCCTGCCGTCGGTAAGCGATCCGTTCCTGGCGGAGATCACGGCCTCGATGCCGCAGGCCAGCGGCGGCGGCGGCGGGCATGGGCCTCCTGCGCCGCCTCCACCGGCTCCCCAGCCGCCCGCAGGCCAAGATCCAGGGAAAGGGCTCGGCGACAGCTTGGGCAAGCTCGGCGACGCGGTGAAGAAATTCTCGGGCCAGTCGGGCGGCCAGCAAACCGCGCCGGACGGCTCGCGGCCCTATTTGTCACCGGCCGATCAGTCTCAACTTCCGGGACTGGACTTCACTCCGGCCGACACGTCCGCGATCGACGCTGGGATGTCAGGCGATCTCTTCACGGGGGCGCTCGACCCATCGAACTTCGCTGACTCAGCCTTTTTTGCGACAGGAGGTGGCGTGGGGCTTGGCTCCCTGCGCGGTGGCTTTTCCGATGGGGGCACGCCCGATGCGAGCGATGCGCCCTCTGGCTTCGATCTCGCCGTTACGGGCGCAGCAGCGCCGGTAGCCGCTCCGACTGGCGGTGGCGGCGGTGGCGGGCTTGCGACTGCGGCGATGCTCCGCGACCACTTGATGGGCACCTATGGGCTGACCAAAGACCAAGCCACCGGCTTCGCCGGGACGTTGGGCTACGAGAGCGGCGACTTCAAAACCATGCAGGAGCAAAACCCTGTCGGCGGCGGCAAGGGCGGTTGGGGCTGGGCGCAGTGGACCGGCCCGCGCCGGACTGAGTTTGAGAAATTCGCCAACGCGAACGGCCTCGATCCCTCCAGCCCCGCCGCCAATCAGGGCTTCTTGGATCACGAGCTACAGGGCAAATATTCCGGTGCGCTCGATGAGATTCGAAAGACCGGCTCGGTCGCGGACGCGGCCAAGGCGACCTTGGTTCACTACGAGGGGATGCCTGACACGCCGGAGATTCGGGCGCAGGGCGGCATCCCTGCGACGCAGGGGCATATCGATCGCGCGCTCGCCTACAACCAAGCGCTGGGCGGCGCCAACGCCCCATCGAGCGATGCGCAGCCCGCCGAGGCGGACACGACCTCCTACGGCGGCGGCTTCCGGCTTCCCGGCCAGGGCGGCCCGCCTCCTGGCACGCTGGACAGGTCGAATCTCCAAGCGCCCACCATGGGCGACGAGCTGAAGCACGATCCTGGCGGCTACCTGATGAGCGTCGGCGCGGCGATGATGGCCTCGCGCTCGCCCTGGCTCGGGGTGGGCATCGGCGAGGGGTTCGAGGCTGGGAACAAATACCTCCAGCAGCAAAAGGAGCTGGAGAAGGGCTGGGGCACCGCGCAGGCGCAGATCAACCAAATGGGGGCCGAGGCGCGCGACAAGGGCGCGGATGCGGATCTGAAGGCGCAGCAGCTCCAGATGGCGGCGATGATGCAAAAGATCTTCGTCGAGAGGATGCGCCAGAGGGGCCTGCTCGGCGGCGGGAGCAGCGGAACGGCCTCGCCAGGGGCCACAGGAGGCCCAGGGCAGCCCTCGGGCGGTCTCACGCCTCTTACGGGCCTCGGCGGCGGGAAGGCTCCCAGCGGGGCTCCTGGCGATCCTAGCGCGCCATCTGACAGCGACGCGGCGCCGAGGATAGAGGACGACAAGCTCTACCAGCAGGCCCAGGATTTATACGCGCAGGCCAGGGACGCCGAACTCGACGACAGAATCATGGGCACGCATCAGGCCGAGGATTTGAGGGCGCAGGCTAAGGAGTTGAGCGACGCCGCGCAGAAGAATTTCGAGAAAACCTCGGCCCCCTACACCGCGAAAATCGATGCGCAGAAGGCTGGCTTTACCGAGTACCAGAAGAGGGCTGACGAGTTCACTGGCGACTATCAGAGCAATGTCGAGATGCTCACGCAGCTCGGGAAGATCTACAAGAGCTATCAATCGGGAACCGGCGCGGAAGACTTCGCAAACGTCCAAGGCCTCGCCGATCGTCTCGGCATCACTCTGCCGGACGGGTGGAACACGTCCGGTAAGGCCGGGTACGACGCCGCCATGAAGACGGCGGTCGATGCCGCCTTCCAAAAGATGCAGTCCAGCGGCGCGAACAAGGCGCCGAGGTCCATCATGCAGGAGGCGCTGACGACTTCGCCGACGCCGACCAACGATCCATCAGCCAACTGGAAGATCATCACCGAAACCCTGGCGCGGCTCAAGTACAGCAAGGAGATGATGGATTCCGTCATGTCGAGCGGCTCGCTCAACGTCACCAAGGCCGAGAACGCCTGGATGAAGACGCACGGCTCGCTCGACCCCTATCGGAAAGAGGCGCGCAAGAACACGCCGCTGTTCATGGGCATGACACCGGGCAAATATCATACAGTCACCGGCTCCAATCTGGAGACGACCAAAGATGGTCGAACCATCGACCGAGAGAGCGGCAAGGTGTGGGACGCAAAAGGCAACCCGTTGAACTAAGATGGCGAACGACGGCACCAACCCTGACCTGACCATCCCCCCTCAATCGGAAACGACGCCGTGGGTTCCGGACGGGACGGCGCCAGCCGGGGCGCCGCCCGTGGCAGCGGCGCCAACGGACATCCCCCCTCAGTCTGAGACGAAGCCGTGGACGCCAGCCGCTCCAGCGCCAGCCAAGGCACCCGTCACGGCAAGCGGGGTGGCGAAGCAGTTCGGCCGAGGCGCCGAATCCGCCCCCTATCACGTTGCTGGAACGCCGGTCGACTGGGGGACCACGGTGCATGACGTGGTGAATAACCCGAAATTTTGGAGCGTTTTCGGCCCTGGCGTGCAGGCCAGCGACCTGCCGAAGCGTGATCAGCCGGTTCCTGGCAGCTCCGACTGGCTGATGACGCAGGGCGGGAAACTCAGCCCGCAGCTCGATCCCCGGAATTACCCGCCGCAGAACGAGGCGGAGCGGATCGCGCGCGGTGCGGGCGACGTTGCTGGGCAAGCGGTGTTAGGTCGCGGCGCTGTGGCATTAGTCAAGGGCGTGCCGTCGTCAATCAGCATCGGCAGGCAGCTCGCGGGCGCCGGGTTTGGTGGAGCTGGCGGCGGGGCTGGCAGCGTGGCGGGGCGCGACGTCACGTCCAGTACTCTCGATCTCTACCCCAACTTTCGCAAGGAGCATCCCGACGCAGCCGCAACGATCGAAACAGCCGGAGGCATTGTCGGCGGCGGCCTGGGCGGCCTGACGGCTTCCGGCATCGCCAATCGAACCGGGTTCGCGGCTGGCGCGCCCAGGACGACCCAGTCTCCCGAGGAGCTGCAAGATATCGCCCGCAACGGGTACAAGACCGGAAACAATATCCCGGCAAACTTCACGCCGTCAGGCGTCGGCGCCTGGGCCAATTGGCACTTGCAGAACCTCTACAAGAACTATGGATCGTCTGAGATCGGCCCGGTTGTGTCGCGGCTAAACAAGCTCGCCAATCCACCGGCGAATGCCGTTCACGTCTCTCTGAAAGAATTGACTTCCCTTGATGATGATCTCGCCGGAGTCGGCAAAACTCTTCCCACCGGGCCGGATAAGTTGCGTTCGGCCGCCGCTGACACTCAGGCCGCGATCAAAGGCTTCGTCAGGAACCCGCCACCAGGGACCATCCACTCGGGTGATCCCCTTTTGGCCGCGCAAACTTTCAAGGACGCTGATGCCAACTGGGCTGCGGCTATGCGAGGCCAAAAGCTGACGAACCTCCAGACGGACGCTGGGCTGCCGGGGAGACCCTCGGCGCGAGCGCAAGTCACGAACCTTGTTCGCCCGAGCACGATCAACAAGCAGCTGCGCGGGTTCCCCGATGAGGACAGACAGAGTCTGATCGACTACGCCCACGGAACGCCGGTCGGGAATCTCCTAGAGAATTTCGGCGGATCTGGTGCCCACGAAGGCGCCTTCGGGAAGTTCTATCCAATCATAGAGGGCGCGAAATGGGGCAGGGAATTGGGACGCGCTACCGAAATACCGGGCGCCGGTTTTGTCGGCGGCGCGATCGGCGCCGCTGCTTACCCGGCCGCAAAGGGGCTAGCGAAGAGAGGCGCACGCCTTTTCCAGCCCCAGCTCAGTCCGATCATCGAGCAAACAATGAAGCGAGCGCCGGGTTACCAGCCCCCCACGCCCGCCTCGCCGTTCAGGACCGCGATCCCCGTTGGATTAGGGACGTTGAGCGGGCTATCGAATCAATGAAGTCCTGGCGCAGCTTCTGATTGCGAATGATCGACCTCTGCTCCTCTATGGACCGAGCTATCGCGGAAAAAAGGCCAGCCACCCCCAGGAACACGAGGAAACAGACAAACCAGATGAACAGGCCCACGAAGCCGCCGCCGAAGAACGCCGCGAAGAATGAGACCGTGAGGAACGTGGCCATGGTTTCGACTCCTGTAGACCCCGTAAACATAACGCTTTTTGCACGAACTGCAAGATAGGGGGAGCCTAGTGCCAGCAGTGCCCGCGACGATTCGGAAGCCTCCCGGCCTCTTCGCCTCGACCTACACTCCCAACCTCGGCCTCGAAATTCCGGCCCACGGCGACTACGCGGCGACGGGTTGGGACAACCCGATGGATAATAGCCTCAACCAGCTGGACACAGCCTATGGCGGGTTCCTGGGCCTCTCGTGCTCAGGCGGCACCCTCTCCCTCACCGTCGCCCAGGCCGCTAATCCGATCATCGAGGTGTACGGCACGCTGAGCAGCGACCAGTACATCCTCTTCCCGCCGATCGCGGGCCGCCGGGTCATCATCCAGGGCCTCAACCTCAACGGCTTCACGCTTTACGTGCTCGGCAACAACGGCAACGATCCGACCGGGATCTATTTCTTCACCAGCTTCGGCATCCCCTATCCGATCATCGTCACCCCAGGCCGGGTCTATTGGGATTACGGCCCCGCCGGTCCGGGGACGATCGCGGAGATGCCGACGACCTTCATTCACAACGGCTGGCTGCCGTGCGACGGCCGATATGTGAGTCAGGCGCAGCATGACCTCCTCTACGACATCATCGGTGGGACCTGGGGCATCAGCGGCGCCTACTTCAGGGTTCCCGATTATCGCGGATCGGTGACCGCAATGGCGGACCAGATCGGCACAGTCCCAGCCTCGGGGCCTTACGCCCAGAACGAGGGCAGCCGGGGCGTCCTGAACAATTGGGGCGTGGTGACTTTCGCGGGCGAGGCGAACCATCAGCTTCAGGTCGCCGAGATGCCGGGGCACAATCACCCCGGCAGCGGGGACGGGGGACACGCGCACGGCGTCTACGATGTCGGCCACGCGCATGGCGGGGTCGTCACTGGATTGACCGTGCCAGGACCAATCGCGGGCGGCCAGGGCGGCAATCTCGCCATGGGCAGCTCAGCGGTGGCGGGGACCGGCATCGGCATCGAGGTCGGCTACGCCAACGTCGTCGTCGCCGCGCAGGGCGGCTGGGCCGCTCACAACAACGTCCAGCCGACGACATGCACAATGAAGATGATCCGGTGGTAGTCCATCAGTCATCGAATCGTGCTACCGCCTGAGGCGCTCGAAAGGGAGAAACCCCTCAAAAGGAGAAAAACAAATGGCACGCGGTCAACGTCAGCTAGTTTGGATTACACCAGTTCACTTCGATCACTCGGGACGCCCGGTCGATCCTGACTACGGCATCGATGAAGGCGGACGTCCCGGCCAGGGGCTTCCCGGTTGGGGCGGCGGTCGCCCCGAAGGCGGGTGGGATCGTCCCGAGCGCCCTGGTCATCTGCCCGGTTATGGCGGTCGCCCGCCGGTCGATCCCGGCTGGGGCGTTCCAGAGGAAGGGGGCGGGCGTCCCGATCAGGGGCTTCCCATCTACCCGATCGATCCCGAGGCTCCCGATCAGGGCTTGCCTCCCGAGGTGCCTCCGGGCCTTCCAGAGCTGCCTCCGGGCGCCATCTGGCCGCCGTTGCCGCCCAGCATTCCTCCCGGCAAGGCGCTCGCGGTGGTCTATATTTCCGGCGTCGGCTCGCGCTGGGCGGTGATCGATGTTCCGGAGCGTCCCGAGCGGCCGGAGCGGCCGGTCGATCCGGATTATGGCGTCGATGAAGGCGAGCAGGGACCCGAAACCCAGCCGCCGCGACCGGGCCAAGGCTTGCCAGGACAGCGTCCGCCGCGTCCTGGCCAACCCTTGCCTCCGCAGCGTCCGGGTATGCCCGAGCGCCCCGAGCGGCCGGAGCGGCCGGAGCGTCCTGGCCAAGGCCTGCCCCCGACACGGCCCACACCTCCCGCAGGCGGCGTTGGCGGCAGGCCTCCAGCTCGTCCAACGCCGGAGTCCCGGCGGTAACAATCGCCGAGTCTCTAGCGCAGGGGCATAGGCGGTAAGGCAGCGGCGGCGCGTTCCTCCCACAGCGTCGCCGCAGCTGATTTTTTTCGCACAGCGTGCAAATTAGGTGTTATGAATTTGTGGTCTTAGAGTCGTAACCCAATCTCGAAAGCGGGGTACTTCGCAATGCACAGACTTCTATTGACCACAGCGCTTCTCGCCGCGATCGGCGCGAGTCCGGCCAAGGCGACGCTGCAACTCTCGATCAGCGACGGCATCCATACCTTCTCCTGCCGGGACGGCCAGCTCGGTTGCGACGTGTCAGGCGCAGCCAACAACCTCTTGGTCATCGACACTACGCTCGACGGGTTCTTCGTCCAGACGACGCTGACCCAGAGCACGTTCGGCGGCCACGATGTCCTGCAACTCTCGTCCTCGAACATCGAGAACATGGGCGGCGCGCCGGGGACGATCACCTTCGTCGCCAGCGACACGGGTTTCGCGCCTCCGACGACCAACATTCGGGAAAGCGGCTCGCTGACCTTCAACAACAACCTCGGCGCGTCGCCGTCGAGCGTCAGCTTCTTCGCTGACCCGGCCAACGGGCAGGGAGCCAATCCGTTGAACACACCGGGCATCGCGCTCGATACGTTCTCCGGCGCGGCGGCGAGCGATCCCGACAGCTTCGCCGGAACCCACCTGTCGTCATTCGTCACGAGCACGCCGTTCAGCATGACCGAGTCCGCTTCGCTCCATTTAATTTCGGGCGGGTCAGTGACGGGATTCGACCAAAGCATGACGTCGAGCGCGATCCCCGAGCCCTCGACCTGGGCGATGATCTTGCTCGGCTTCGGGCTCCTGGGCTTCTTGGGGTTCCAGAAGCGCAGGGAACGGCTCGTGTTCTGACTTCATCCGCCTGAGTCAGTTCCGAGGGGGAGGTCTTTTGGCCTCCCCTTTTTGTTGCGGGAACGAATCGTGATTGGTCGCGACCGTCGTCAGTCTGTGGCATAACGATGGCGGGCTAGCCGTTCGGCATGGGGATAACCCATGGCCACTCAACTCACGCCGCATTTCACACTGGAAGAGTTCACCGATTCGCAGACGGCAGCGCGCCAGGGCATCCACAACGTGCCGCCAGCCAGCAGCCAGGAGCGTAAGAACATCCAGCGCACCGCCGAGGTGATGGAGAAGGTCCGCACTCTCCTCGACGACAAGCCTATCTTGATCAGCTCGGGCTATCGCTGCCCACAGCTCAACGCAGCGGTCGGGGGCAGTAAGTCATCCGCCCACATGAGCGGGCTCGCGGCCGACTTTTCCTGCCCAGGCTTCGGGACGCCGCTTCGGATCTGCAAGCACTTGCACTCGCACATGAAGGCGCTCGGCATCGACCAGCTGATCCACGAATATGACACCTGGGTGCATCTCGGTCTGAGCGCTGGCGATCCGCGTCACATGGCTATGACCATCGACAGTCGCGGCACCCGCAACGGGTTCGCATGAACGCGCCTGCCGCCACGCCTCAGATTCCGAAGCTTCTGGATTATCCGGGGCTGTTTGCGGCCATGGGCGTTGTCGTGTTCACGTCGATCCTCTTGGTGGCTATCAAGCGGTTTGATTCGACCGGCGGCACGTTGGCCATCTCGCTGATCGTGGTGCTGTCGTTCGTCGCGGTGGTGGCGTTCACCTTGTTGTTCAACATTCCGTCCGACGATGAGGTGACGCCTGGAGTTGTCGGCGGCCTTGTCGCGGCGTTCGGCGCGGTGGTTGCCTATTGGCTGGGGCGAAAGGAAGGGAAATGAGCCCGCTCGGAATCATCCTCCTCATTGTCCTGATCGTGATCTTGTTTGGAGGGATCAGCCCGCACTTCTATCAGGGCGCGCCATGGAGCCCCGGTTACGGCTGGGGCAACGGCGGGATCGGCCTGATCGGCATCTTGGTGATCGTCCTCCTCGTGCTGCTGGTCTCGGGGCGCTTCCCGTATTAAAGGGGGAGGCCGCACTTCCGTAGGAGGTAAAAACTATAGAAGGCGGCCTCCCAAGTCGCCCCTCAACAAGGCGGTGCCAGGGGCTGACATGGCTAGGTTGTGGGACCCAGCCAATTCCACGCATATAGCGCGGCGCTCGGGGGTTTGCACGTTTTGTTTTGCACCCCGCGCTAGGCAGAACTACCCAGCGCGGGGGAAGTTCCCCCGGATTATGACAGTGCGATGAGCTGATCGGCGATGGCATAGGCCGTGTCCGTGTCCTTCGTCGACCAGTCCGTGACCGGGTTCTGGCCGCGCCGCACGATCGCCAGCGAGACCGCGAGGATGGCGTCGCGCCGAGCCTCGCTTCGCTTGACCGCGTTGCCGTTGGCGACAGCCGCGATTCCGACGTCCGCGTCGGCCAGGATCTCCTTTTCGCTCGGCGGGATGGAGCCCAGCATGCGCTTGAAGACTGGGGCTTCGCGCAGCGGCGCGGACGTCGTCGTGCTGGCGGCGTCATATCCGGGTCCGTCATTCATTTGAGTTGCTCCTTTAGTTTATTGAGCCCCTTGGCCCGATCGGGGTCTTCCGGCTCATCGAGGTTCCAAGTCGGTGGTAGCCGAGTGATCTCGACCTTCCAGTCGCGGTCTTGCTCCTCGGCCCGATGCTGGAGCGCCTCTGGTGCATAGGCGGTGAAGCAGCGCTGCGGCGTCGGATACCGCCAAACGCGATAGCAGTGGGCGGCGGCCGGATCGGTCGCCAGTGTGATGGCGATCACGGCGAGCGGGGCCCGTTTCATGCGCCACTCAGAGCGTCAAGGACTTGGCCGAACGAATGATGACCCTCTACGATATTGCCTTGCGACTTCTCCAGCCATTCGTGGCTCTCCATCATGTACGGCGGGATCAGCACGAGCCCCTTCTCGCCGTCGAAACGGACGAGCCCGACGAACCCAGTGCGCCGAATGAGCCATGCCCGCAGCTCCGGGTCCCGGTGGGCGTCAGGGTATTTCGGATCACACCAGATCTGGATGGCGGGGATTCGGACCTCGCCGAGCTTGGGGTCCTGTGCAGTCACGTAGTCGGGGAGGATATCGATCACGTAGTGGCTTCGATCCGGGCGGCGCAGCTCCGCCGCGTCATCGCCTTGTAACCAGACGCAATTCCACATGCCGCATTCCCAGGGAAAGCCTAGCTCCGGCTTGTGGTAGACGGCGCACCCCTTCCCGTGACGTTGGTGCGGGCAGCGCGTGTTTGACGGCTTGTTGATCCCCTTCACGGGGAGGAGCTTGCAGCACAGCTGGCAGTCGCCGCACTGCCTCATCGCTGGGCCTCCTGCAAGGCTTCAATTACCTTGAGGTAGGCGTCTCGGGCACCGCGTCGGTACGCCCATTGCACGCGATCTTCTATCGGCGCCGAGGCGAGATCGCTTGCCGCTCGCAATCGCGAGACAGCAAATTCCAATTCAGCGATGATCTTCGCCAGTTGACAGTCGCAGCACTCGCGATTCATCGACTCATTCCCCTTGGGGCCGCCGCACGGCCCCTTCCGTCAGAGCGTGTCGTCGCCCTCGATCTGATCGCCCATGTTGATGTTGAACAGCTCGTGGCGTCCCGGCGCGCAATTGCAGATGAAGGCGTCCATCCGCCGCATCGCGACTTGCAAACTATCCGAGATCACGGGCATCAGGAGCGGCTCGCGCATCTGCGCTATCTGCGCCAGCGCCTGCGCGCCCAACCTCTGCGCTTGCTCCGAGGTCAGCGACTGTGGCGCCTGCACAGGTCCCTCGGTCAGCGGCGCGATCGGCAAATGCCAAGGCGCCTGCGACCGATGGGCGTTGCTCCGGTAGCTCTCCAGCCGCGCTTGCGCCTCGATCAGGTCGCGTTCGACTTGGAGGCGCGCCTGCTGTTCTTGCACGAACATGTGGAGCAGCGCATCGTGCGCCTGTCGGAGGCGCCGCAGCTCCTCGTTCTCCACCTCCGCCCAGGCGGCCGGGGGGCGATCGGGCGCCGTGAGCGCGCGCAGCTGGGCGTCGCTGTGGTCGCGATCGGCGCGGGCCGCGTCGCGGGCCGCTAGCAACCGCGTGTTCTGGTCAAGCAGCCCGTTGCGGTGGGCGCGCAAGCGCTCAAAATCCGCCGACAGCCTGTCAAGTCGCCCCTCCAGTTCGGCGATGATTGCATCCTTGGTCTTCAGCTTCGGCTCCAACTCGGGCAGCTTTGGCCGCGAGAGAACCGCGCTCCCAACGAGCGACAGTATGAATGTCAGCGGTCCTGTCATGTGCTCTCCTCCTCTACTTGCTTGCCCCAGGCGACAAATAGCGTCTTGGCGCCTAGTGTATCGAACTCGCTCCACTTGAGCCGCATGAAGGCGTCGGCCGAGGTCTTGTCGCGCGCCTGGGGGATGATCGCGTAGGCTTGGACGCCCCAGGACTTCACCTCATCGACGATGAGGATACAGCGGAACCAGTTCATTGGCCCCTCTTCGTTGACCTGAATCAGGTCATTTTCCTCGACCGTTTTCGGCTCTGACATTCCCTTGCCCCATTGCTTTTTGTTGCCCCTGTTCCAGAATTTCGAGCCGCGTCGTCAGCCACCCGATCTCCCGGCGGTATTCCCGAATCGCGTTCAGCGTGGCCCCAGTCGCTTTCTGCGTGCGCCATGCGTACCAAGCGCTCCCGGCGACCATGAACAGAATCCAGATTTGCATCACGAGCGTCGTCCACTGGACCCAGCTCATGTGATCGATTCGATCCAGTCGATGACCTTCTCTCGATCCTCGCTCATCGCGTGCATCGTCCCGGCCAGGACGAAGGCGTGGTGGATCTTCATATCGCGCCGCCGGTTGACCTCGACGCCGATCAACTGAACCGCATGCTGGAGATCCCCGGCGCGCGCCAGCTCCAGCGCCCGCGCCTTCAGATCGGCGAGCCATTCCTCCTTCGTTTTCATGAGCCCCTCGTAGCGTCGTCTGTTGTGAGGCGACGGAGAACAGAGAGACAAAGCTCCCGCAAGGGGACGTTCATCGCCAAGAGCCGGTCAGCCTCCGCCACTTCCTCTCGCATACCCCTCTCGGAGGCCAATTTGCGAGACTCGCGATTCATGGCGTCCTGCTTGTCCAACTCGATCAGCATTCGCTCGATGTCGGGGGGCTCCTCGCTCACGAGCGCCTCGCGTATTTGCTCATCTGGATGATGTGCCGCGCTGATTGGAAGGCAGGCAGCCTCGGCGGCGGCTCGGTGAGGTGCAGGACGCCGTCCGCCAGCGTGATGTGCTTGCCGAGCGCGCGCGCGACCGCCTCGATGCTCGACGAATAGGGCTTGCGCGTCTTGCCGCTCATCCACGCATCAATCGTTGCGCGGCTCACGCCCGCGCTGTGGGCGATCCACTCGACCGGCTCGCCGCTGTCCTGAATCGCGGTGCGGATCTCGTCCACGATCGAATGCTTGTCGACGAACGCATAGTCGTTGCGTCTCAGGATACCCGTCATCGCCGCACTTCCTCCCTTAGGTCGCCGCCACCTTGTCAGCGACGACGCGCCATGCTTTTAACTGCGCCAACGAGATCTTCGCCATCTCGTCAGGGGGCAGCTCGTTCACCCACTTTTCGAGTTCGGGACGGCCCTTCTGGGCCATGTCCGCGCCGCGCATCTCGATCGACGGCTGCGGCTTGCGCGTTCCACCGGGAGCTTGCGAGGGGGTTTTCGCTGCTCCCGGTGGCGCTTGCGAACCTGAGAGGTGCGGCCCCTCCGGCTCGGGCTGCGTGACGACTTTTTGCGGCCTGTCGTCAGCGCCATCCGGAGCCGGGGGAATCTCGGCCCCAGATTGAGATAGTTGCGCGGCCCCCTCGGAGCCCCCGGCGCCTACTCCGGAAACATCGTCATCAGGGGCCGCGCGGTGGGACGGGGGAGTCGTCACCCCATCCCTCTGCGATGGGGGGAGTTCAGCCCCATCGTCAGAAACTGGAAATTCGCCGGTCTCGGAATCGACTCCCGCGAGAAAGTCTAGGCGGTCTGATAGTACGCGCGGCGCCTGAACTCGCTCCGCGCGATCTCGCTCCAGATCATATAGGTCATCGTCGCGAGACAGCAAACTCATGATGTCGCTGGACATCGGCAGCTGCTTGGCGTGCCGCCGCGCGAGCGTCTTTTTCGCCATCTCGGGGAAGCTCTTGCGCCACGCGGGCGAAAACTCGCCTTTCTTGTTCTTGCGCGCATAGGTATCGCGGACCAGCTCGACCTCGGCCCGCGACATGACGTCGCGCGACAAGTCGCCGCCCTTCAGCTTGGCGACCGAATAGACGAAGGTCATCTCTCCGTGGCTGATGTGCTCGCGGACGCGCCGGTTGTAGGCTTGATCGGCTTCGCCCTCGGCCTGGGGGGACGGCGGCCCCGGCATGTAGGGCTTGTGCTTGATGAACGGCGAATCGCCCAGCTCGAAATCGAACATGTCCTTGGCGAAGACCGCCGTCACGTCCCAGCTCGTGACTTCGCCCGTGCGCCGGACCTTTTTCCTGACCCCGGCGACCATCGGCATCCAAGTGACTTGGCCGTCGAAGGGGACCAGGGCGCCATCATGACCGTCGGGCACGAGCCCATCAGCGGCGGCCTTCATCGCCGCGTTCATGAGGGAGCGCCGGTTCATGTTGAGCAGATCCGGGTTGAGCTGGATCGCCATCATGACGACGCGGACGAACTTTTTCGGCGCGATGCCGGACCCGATCAGCGCGGCCTCGAACTGGGTGACCTTCTGCCCCAGCTCCTGCGCGACGGTGAGTTCGTTTGCCATCAAGCAACTCCTCGGACGGTCAGTAACGGATATTGCTGGGCCTTCACCGTGTAGGGCTTCTTCTTCACGACCGTGATTGTGACGATGGAGCCGCCGCTGCGCGCGGTCGCGGCATTGCCCAGCTTGTGGAGGATTCGCGCGTCGAGGATCTTGCGCTGATCGGCTGCGCCCTCGCCTGCCTTCTCGACTTGCTTGAGCTGCGCGCGATCGGCCAAGATCTCGCGAAACTCGGCGTCGTCCGTGAGATCGAGGACCGGCCCCCTACCGTCCTCGTAGAGGTCGAAGATCACTTTGCGGTCGCGCCCGAAATCGGGATCGTAGGGCTCGTTCTCGGCCACCCGGCGCCAGAACTCGCCGACCAGATCCTCGATCCGGTGGATCAGGTGAGGCTTGAGCGGGATGTCGATGTAGGCGATCTCGATGCCGCCGTCGCCGAGCTTCATCGCGGCCACGCCCGCCCATGACGCGCCGATCAGATAGGCCTCGACGCTGGCCTGGACGGCCACCCAGGTGGGCACCGCGATGGCGTCATGTTCGTCGTGCCAGCGCTTTTTGAACGCGAACTGGCCGACGGTTTTGATCTGCACGGTGCCTCGGCCGTAATCGGTTGGCCGGGTTGCATAGACGTCCGGCGTGGCGCCGATCCGGGTTTCGTCGTCCCAGTAGTAAACATTGGCTGGGCTAAGGTGCCAGTCGGGATAGTCCTCCTTGAGGATCTCGATGACGACCGGCTCGAACTTGCGCCCGCGCTGCAAGATCTTGCTGTCACCGGGCTCTGGGATCTTCTCGCACTTCAGCGCCCACAGCTTGTAGGGCGTCAGAAACGGATGAATCTCCGGGCCGAACAGCGCCGCGATCTCGCTGGCGTTGACGTTCTGCTTCCGCCGCGCGAGCCATTCTTCCCGGCTGGTGATCGGCCACGAGTGGATCATTTGATCTGACCCGCGTGCCACCAGTCTAGGAACGAGGCCCAGCAGTGATTGCAAAGATCGGCGTAGGAGACGCCCGGTCCCCATGTCCCGACCTTTAGGTCCGGGCCGCGCGCCTTCATCTCGCCGCACCCCGGCAGTGGCTTGGGGGGCGCGCCAGACAGTTCCATACCGCAGCGATCACAGGTGACGTTGACTCGTTTCGTGGTGGTCATCCCTCTGCTTTCACGACGCGCGTCTTCTTATTGACGAGGTATTTCCGGACTGCCGCCTTGTGGCCGGTCTCAGCGTCGTCCCAGCTCGAATAACGCACCTGACAGAGGGTTTCGGCCACGGGCTCGATCCGACCGAAATAATCCATCGTCCGGCCCTCATGCTGGAACGCCATGGTTTCAAAGAGCAGCGGCGGGCCGCCGCCCCAGTGGCGATGATCCAAGCCCAAGAAAACCGTCGAGACCCACTTGGTCGCGTTGCCGGTCCACCAGAGGCTCCGATGCTCCGGCTTCTCCTCCAGCCATTTGCCCCACTTGGTGAGCGAATAGCAGGGGACCGGCGTGTGCCCCTCCTCGCCGCCGAGGATGTACTGGCCCAGCCATGGCATATCGGGGAAATCATCCAGCATTCGCTGCTTGTGTCGGCCCATCGATTAAACTCCAGAGCCCGTCTTCCGACCGGCGGATTTTGCCCTGCTTCTTCCAAATGCCGATCAGGTTGTTCAGCGACGATTCGGAGAGCCCGCCCGCGCTAAGAGCGGTCCGCAGCTCTTTCCACCGTTTCGGTCCCGTCTTGAGCGACGCCTCGATCAGCTCGCCGCGCTTGTTGCTCCCGCTGCGCTTGGGCGCTGGCTCCTTGTAGAGGTTCTCCTTGTAGAGGTTCTCATCGATCATCTTGCGGGTGGCCGCGTAGCCTGCCCTTTCCGGCGTCTTCGGCTGAGACGCAGGCCAGAGCTTCATCTCCGGATCGTAATCAAGCTTGCCGCCGAAGGCGGCAGCGACGACATCGGGCAGGCGGTTAGCGCTAACCAAAAACTGTACGCGATATTTCATGTTCGACTCCCTGCGGGGGCGGCCACACGAGACCGCCCCCGCTCCTCCCACGGACCGCCCAGCTCATTGGCGCGCGCCTAAGCGGCCACTTCGCTGCCGTTCCCGACGACCAGCGCATCGAATCGGCCGAACGAGCTGAACGATGGGCGAATCCATCTTGACGGGCGTTTGCACGAACTGCAAGGGAATTTGCATTGACCGCAAGACGGCGACCGCGCGATAACACCGCCCATGCGCTTAAGCGAGTATCTGGCCAAGAACCAGATGAACCCCGAAATGTTCGCGGCCAAGGTGGGCGTACACCCTACGACCATCTATCGGTTGCTGAGCGGCGCGACGATTCCTAAGCGTCAAAATCTCCGAAAAATCATAGCCGCGACTGAGGGCGAGGTCGATTACAACGACTTGATGTTTGCTGTCTCCCAGTCAAAGCCCAACGAGGCCAAGGAGGCAGTATGACCGAGCGACCGAACGGGCCGACGCAAGAGGAAACCGAGGAAGTCGTCCACGCTATCGAAGGCTATATGGCCGATCTCCAGTCGGAAAAGGCGCTCTATATGAGCCGCTGCAAGCCGCTCCACGAGGCCATCAAGGACACGATCGAAGACGCCGTTAAGACCAAGGGATTTGACAAAAAAGCGTTGAAGGTGGGCGTGAAGCAGCGCGAATACCTCAAGAAAATGGAGAAATTGGAGAACGAGCTGGACGAGGTCACCCAGACCGCGCTCGATCGTCTCCAGGCCCAGCTCGGGACCTTCTCTGATTCGCCGCTCGGCAGGGCCGCCATGGACGCGGCGAAGGCTGGCACGGCACGGCGCCCGCGCAAGAGGCGCGACCCCGTCGATGAGCTGGTGCGCGAGGACGAGCCGCCCGAAGACGCCGCCGCCGCCGAATAGCGGGGCGGCCATGACCAAGATCCTGGCGATCGACTGTGCGACGCAATGCGGCCTCGCTTCCGGCGAGCCAGGGGAAACTCCACGACTCGAAACGGTAAACTTTGGGGATAGCGGGGACAACCATCTGGAGTGTGGCGCCCAGTGCTTGAAGTGGATCGCCTTCCGGTTGTCTGATGACCGCCCAGACGAAATCTGGATGGAGGAGCCGTTGGCGTTCTCGGGGAAGGAAGGCGAAACGAGCGCCGCCTCCCGCGTGCGCCTTAACGGCCTTTACATGATCATTGGCAGCGCCGCGCGTCTCAAGGGCGTGCCTGTGCATCCGGTCAAGATCACGACCGCCCGCAAGGGGTTTTTAGGGCATGGCGGGCTCAAGCGCGCCGTCGCCAAGAAGCGCTCGCGCGCCATGTGCCGGTTGCTCGGCTGGACGCCCCAGAACGATGACGAGGCGGACGCGGGCTGCCTGTTTTGGTTCGCCAGCGTCGCCCATGGCAGGGCGCCGCTGATCTCGAAGATGATGCAGAAGCAGGCCGTCGAGGTCGTTCCCTTCCGGCGGGCCGCCGCATGACCGACACGACTGTCATCGATCGCAAGGCCGAGGAAGCGGCCAAGGACGTCAAGCGCGAGCGCATGCTGGAGTTTATTCGCGACACGCTCATCGAGCGCGCTCACGGGTTGCGCACCGGGTTCGAGGCCAATTCATTCCTGTACTGCCAGAGCGCGGAGGGCAAAGAACACTTGAAGCGGCTGATCGCTATGGAGGCGGCGGCCGACGTTTTCACGCATCTCGTCGGCCAATGGCAGAATGTCGACGAGAGGCACCCGCGCCCCGATTGGCTGAAGACGATCGCTAAGCAGGCGATGGCGTCGTTCGTCGAGGCGTTCCAGTGACATTGCCAAAGGAGGTTTGGGAGCGCGGGCCGACGCTCACGCGAAAACAGAGCGAGTTCTATCAGCCGCGCAAATCGCGCGAGGCCGCCCAGGTCTACGATCGCGGGGCGGTGCAGGAATATCTCAGCGGCAAAATCGACCGCGAGGAAATGCTGCGACGAATAAGACGTTGAACTTAGCGCCCAAATTCGGAAGGCGGACCGAGAGATGGCGCGTGCGACGAGAGCCGAGTGGGAGAACTGGATCGCGCTTGCGCGGACACGGGACATCCATGATGTCGCCGTCGAGTATGGCGCACACTTAAAACGGGAGGGGCACGAGTGGATCGGACCCTGCCCCATCTGCGGCGGCAAGGACCGCTTCGCCGTCAATCAGCAAAAGCGAATCTTCAACTGCCGAGGCGCTGGCGAAGGCACCTATGGCTCCGGCGACAACATCAACCTCGTCATGCATGTCGTCGGCTGTGGTTTCATCGAGGCAGTCGAGCGGATCACCGGCTCGCCGCGCCCGGACCGGACCCGCGACGAGAACGCGGACGAGCGCAAGAAGCGGGAGCTGCGGCACCACGCGCTGGCGGCCGAATATGCCAAGCGGGAGGCCGAAGAGCGGGCCGCCCTGGAGGCGAAGGCGGCGGCGGACGAGGCCAAGATCGCCGATGTCATCAAGCGCGCGGTGCCGATCTGGGGCACCCATGCCGAGGCCTATATGCGCGAGACGCGCGGCCTGACCCCGCCGCGTTGGCTCACGGGCGACTTACGGTTCGTGGCCTCTCTGGATTATTGGGGCGCTGGGGACAATGGCTCGAACGAGCCCGTCCTCCTCGCCAGTGTACCAGCTCTGATCGCCATCATCCGCGATGCGCTGGGCGACGTCGTCGGCATCTCGCAGACCTACCTCGACCCGAAAGAGCCCATCAAGTGGACGCCAACCGGGAGCCCGCGAAACAGCGCGAAAAAGATTCGGGGCAAGAAGCACGGCGGAATGATCCGCCTGGGGCGGCCCGCTGAGACGATCGCGATAGCGGAGGGCTGGGAGAACGCGCTCGCATGGTACCAGCTCGGGCTCGGGCCCGAAGAGGTCATGCTGGCGGCGGCAGTCGACCTGGGGAACCTAGCGGGCCGCGCGACCGGGCAGATCGCCCACAAGACGCTCGTGGACCCGGAAGGGCGGCCGAGGCGCATGCCGAACGGCCTGCCGGACCCCAAGGCGCCAGGGTTGATCCTGCCGCAGGGCATCAAATCGGTCATCATCATCGCGGACACGGATTCGGAGAGCTACGCCACGGCGGGGCAGATCTCGGTCGCGGTTCGCCGCTTCCACGCGCAGGAACTCAACGTCGAAGTCTCCTGGCCACCCACCGGCCAGGACTACAACCAGCTTTTGCTGGATGAGCTTGCACGAACTGCAAATCCAGGGCTAGAGTCATGAATTATCCAGCCGTCCTCGAACATCCCGTCGGCATCGAAGATGGCCATGATTTTCTGAAGCGCATCGCGTGGATTTTTGAAGAGCCGGTCAAATCGAAATTCGGAGCGCTTTACTTGGATCAGCTCGATGACCCCGGCCCGGAGCACAACTGGCTCGTCCAGGGCTGGCTCGCGGCCAATGAAGTGAGCGTCGTCGCCGGGGCCTCGCGCTCGGGCAAGTCTTTTCTCGCGCTCGAAACCGGGTTGTGCGTCGCCGAGGCGCGCCCGCTCTTTGGCCTCAAAGTCAAGCACGGCGCGGTCGTCTATCAGGCTGGCGAGGGCGCGATCGGCGTGAAGAAAAGGCTGCGCGCATGGCGCCAGCATCATGGCCGGGTTTGGACGCGCGAGACTCCGTTCGTTCTGCTTCAGCGGCCGATCGACATCTATCATTCGACCGAAGAGGTCGATTCGCTGATCGCTGAGATCCTGGCGCACGCGAAGGTGTTCGAGGACCCGCTGCGGCTCGTCGTCATCGATACCTTAGCGACCGCCACGCCAGGAGCCGACGAAAACTCAGGCCGGGACATGAGCACCGTGCTCGGGAACGTCGCGCGAATCTGCGACAAGTGCCAGTGCCACGTCATGCTCGTGCACCACTTGAACGCGGCCGGGGGCAAGTTGAGGGGCCACACAAGCGTCTACGCCAACGTCGGTCAGGTGATGTTGGTCGAGCGGGACGAAGACACCGGAATCAGGACGGTCAAGCTCGACAAGCAGAAGGATGACGAGGACGGGAAGGTCATGAAGTTTGAGCTGATGCAAGTCGTCATCGGCGTCGATGAGGACGGCCAGAAAATTACCTCCTGCATCTGCCTGCCCGTCGGCGAGAAGGACGCCGTCCGGCGCGAAGAAGAATTAAAGGGCTTCCGCCTCAATAAAACGCAGGAATTGTTCATGCAGGCGTTCTTCGACGTCGAGCGCCGCTATGGCCAGCCGGTCCCGCGCGACGTTTCCTTGCCCGTCTACGTGCGGAGCTTGGCCCCGTGGGAGGACGTCAAACGGGTCTATGGCGACATGAGCCCGTCGGACGCTCTGACGCCTGACCAGCAAACGACGGCGGAAGCGGAAATCGCGGACAAGCGCTGGAGGGAAACTATGAAAAAACGAATCCAGCGCATGCGCGAAGATCTGGAAGCGCTCGGCATCCTGGGCGTCGTTCGCCACGACGGGAAGACTTACGTGTACTGGACCGGCAAGCCGCTTCGCGCGTTCCCCGAAACGCAACCTCGCCCTAAGGCTGAGAGCGACGACTCGGAGCCGGTGGCTGACGTGGAATTTTGAACATGGCCAGGAAACGCGACCGCAAGATCCCGGTGGCAGATTCGGTGCAGTGGATGGGCCTCTGCCCTTGCGGCTGCGGCACGTACAACGCTGTGCTCCTCGACGAGCACGAGGAGGCGATCGGCATATTCGGCTGGGATCGCGAGACCTGGGTCAGCTTCCTCGCGGGCGTGATGCGGCACATTGACGGAGAAGAGTCGAGCGATGGACCTGTATGCGAGCACCACACGTCACATTAGCTCGCCGTGCCTCAACTGCGGCAAAGCGCTCGACGCTTCCTCGCTGCATGGCGCGGAGCCCGGTCGCGGCCCCGGCGAGGGCGACATCACGATCTGCCTCTATTGCCGTCACGTCATGGCGTACCGCGCCGACCTCTCCCTGCGGCCTCTGACTGATCAGGAGATCATCGAGGTCGCTGGAGACCCGCGTTTGGTTTCGATGATCGATCTGGTTGGCGCCTACAACAAGGACAAGGAACTTGCGGCCCGACGTCGAGGAGGACACGCGCAGGCTGGCGATGCGGAAGCTAGCCGACAAGTACATCGGCAGGCACGGCGAGCCGCCATCGCTTTTCTCACGGCGGCTCGCCGGGAAGCAGCAAGACCTAAACGATGACGATCGCAAGCATATCAAATGGTGCCTGGGCGCAATTGAGCGCGGCATTGCAAGGGGCAAGATCGAACAATTTAAGGACGCGCAGGCCGCGCTCGACTTCATCACCGCGCTGCTTGAGCGCGACTACAACCTGTACCCCGAAAGGAACTTACGTGGAGATTGACGAATTGATGATCCCGACCAAGCAGTTCGCCAAGACGCTGCGCGGGCCTATCAGCGCCCATGTCGAAAAGCATGGTCTGATCATTGCGAGAAACGATCTCCTGATCGCCCACGATCCGCACACCGGCCGGATCGTCATCACGTTTGAGGTCGAGCAATTGCCGATCAGTCAGGCGGCCGAATGACGATCGGGCCAGGGAAATACGACGACCTCGTCACCCCGATACAGGCCTCGACGCAAGCGCGCGGCGTGATCTTGATCGTGGTCGGCGGCAATCGAGGCGAGGGCTTCTCCTGCCAAGCCACGCTGGAGGTGACCTTGGCCTTGCCCGCGATATTGAGAAGCATCGCGGATCAAATGGAGGCGGATCTCCCAATTATGAGAGGCGAAGCACAATGAACGATACGGCACAACCGCAAGCCCATCCCTTTCCGCGCTCGGTCGAGGCGTTCGAGGAGGTTCTGAAGCGCTCCCAGGACGCCCAGATCGCCGCCTTCGCCGTCATCTGGGTGGACCCCAACGGAATCGTTGGGTGGAAGTGGCATTTCGGGAACAGGCCGCAGACCGACTTAATCGGCGGCATCGAGTGCATGCGCCATACGATCATATCGAAGGCGATGGAGCCGATCACCCAGCCGCCGATACCGGACCCGCCGACTGATGTCCGGCAATGACAATGGGCGCTGGCGGCGCTGCATCTCGCCAGTCTGACCTGACCGCCGCCGATCTCGACTTCGTGCGGCTGACCGCGCTTAAAAAGGCGATGGAAGAATCAATTTACGAGATCGAGGCCTACCTCACCGACCTAAGGAGTCGAGATGAAAGAGTGGAAGCTCAAGCGCCTGAAGCAGTGCGAGCATTGCCCTTGGCGGAAGGCGACAAACCCGCACGACATCCCAAACGGGTACACCGAAGAGCGGCACCGCAACCTCAAGGAGACGATCGCTGAAGACCCCATGGTCTCGCTCTCGGCCTACCTGAGAGGGGAGGGGCTCAAGATTATGGCGTGCCACGAGATGCATGACACCCACTGCATCGGCTGGCTCAACCATCAGCTCGGCCCCGGCAACAATCTTCAGCTGCGCATGCATATGGCGGGCTGCACCAACGCCAGGGCGATTCGGCTGCGGGGCGCGCAGCATCAGACGTTCGAGGACACGCTGCCTTCCGCTCCGGCGTTCCGATGAGACAAGCAAGCCTGGGATTGGTCCCCAGGGGAAGGAATCGGCTGAACCGTTCCTTCAGGCCCCCGTCGGCGTTGGGACTTTGCAATTGGCCCAACGAAAGCACGGGCGGGACAGGGGAGGGCTAATGGCTCTCCCCTTGCCGCCTCGCCAGTTCAGCCTCGCACTCCGCCTTGTCCCGGCTCGCGAAGATCACGCCCAGGCCTTCGACGAGCGCCCAGGCCTTGCCGAACGGCGCGACGTGCATCGGCCGACTGGCGGCCGGATTCGGCCCAGGCGGCAATCGCGCTTCCGGTTTCTTCGCGCGTTTTGAGGCGGCCATGGGCAAGCGCTCCACGTTCAAGAGGGTTAAGCGGGATCTCTACAATACGCCCGTGGAGGCCGTCAGGCCGCTCCTGGGCTGGCTCCAGCCCCAGACGCCGTTCATTGACCCCTGCTATGGCGAAGGGGCGCTGGCGCGCGCCCTAGAGGCGGCTGGCCACCATTTCTGCGGCGGCTTCGACTTGCCGATCGACGCGCGCGCCCACTATTACGGCGGCATGGGGTTCGGGGCGGTCTTCATTACCAACCCCCCTTATTGGGGCCAGCCGCACGATCTGCATCCTCTGATCCTGAACCTCTCGGATCAGGCGCCGACATGGTTGCTGATGTCGAGCGATTGGCTGTTCAACCAGTCATCGAGCGAGCTGGTGGCCAAGCGGCTGCGCCGGATTGTCGCCGTCGGCCGCGTGAAGTGGATTCCCGGCTCGAAATACACCGGCAAGGACAATGCGGCATGGTGCCTCTTTTACAAATATGGGCGCCGCGCCACGTTTATCGGCCGCGCGCCTCCCAGGCCGCACGCAGCGCGCTGAGCGCGCCCAGCTCCAGCCCGTTGACGTAGGCCTCGATCGTTTCTGGGGTCGCGTCAGTGCCAGCGGTGCGGCGCGAGAGGGCTACTGCGTAGCAGGCGTCGCGCAAGGACGGCGGACGGGCGCCCGTCGGGGTCTTGCCTTTGATTAGCATCCCGTCGCGTAGCCGAAACCATGTATCGATGATCTCGTTGCCGCTCAGGCGTTCAGACATCGGTTTTTACCTTCATCCAGTCCCACACATGATCGCTGGCGCGGCCATAATAGGCATGGATGCCCAGGACGATGGCGCTGCCGTACTCCCGGTCCTCCCGCTCGTCCGTCCCTATGCGCAATTTGTTGGCGACCTCCATCACCGTGAACTCCCCGGCGATTAGCCACTGATCCTCGGTTAGCTTGCAGGAATGCTGGAACTTCGCCTCGATCAGCTCGGCCATCTTTTTCGGCTCGGTAATCTTCACGACGGCGAACAGGCGCTTGCTCATGACGTCGCCTGCCCGCGCACCGTCGCCAGCATGTCGACCAGCGTCTCCTCGTCGAAGGCCGCCCCCGCGAAGGCCTCGCCACCGCGCGTCTTCAGCATGACGTGCAGGCTGTTGCACTGGTCGCACATGTACCAGCCCGTTTGATGCGCGCGCGGGAGGTCGTCCCAGTCCGCGACCAGCTCCAGCTGGGTCTTGATCTTTTGTTTCGTCCTCGTCATTTGAAGGTCACTCCCTTGCCGAACTGCCACTCGAACGCGACGCTGTCGTCGTCGCGCGCGATAATGTGAACCTTGCGGATGATGCCGATCTGGGCCGCCGGTCTGGTGCAGTAGCTGGTCGCCAGTTCGACCGCGTCCTTGGCCGACAGGTCTTCGCCGACCTTTTCGTGCCAGTCGTCGGGCAGGTACTGCCAGACGTCGAAACGCTCCTCGGTCATGTCACCGACCGCCTGTCTTCGTCGGGGATCAGCGGACCGTGCGGCAGCTCCCAGCGAGGCGAGAGCACCTTGCGGATCTTCCAGGGCAGAGCCTCGCGCTGGGCATCGTCGAGCGTGGCGAGGCCGCGATTGACCGCCTCACGCAACATCTCGAACTCATTGTCCGTGAGGCGCAGGCGCCAGCCTCGGCGCATCCTGGCCACTTGCATCATGTCAACTCCTCCAAATCCAACTGGACGACCGTGCCGTCCTTGAAACGGAGCTTGCCGTCCGAGAACCACGACCGCAGGCGGATTCCAGCGGTCATGCGCTTGGTGCCGTTGTTCCCGTCGGCCGGGACGAAATCATCCGGGCAGTCGAGCGACCGCATCAGCGCGACAAACTTCTCGAACGAAAACTCGCCGTCCTCGCCACGCGACATCATGGTTAGGAAACGGTCGTAGGCGTCGCCGGAATGCTTAGGATACTGGCGGCGGCGAATCCGGCTCATCGGGCACCTCCTCGGCGTGACAAATGACCTTGGTGACTCGCCCGTCCCGCCTCTCAGTGTTCCACTGAAAATTGCGGCGGCCCGTCATCTCGGTCGCCATCTCTTGAGCCTCACCGAAATCCCGCGCGACGACGTCGACCGTCGCCGTCTGGTACGCCATCCGCTCCAGATCGATCGTGTAGCGCTGTCTCAATGCGCCCTCCTCTTGTCGTCGAGCAGGTTGTCGAAGATGCCGGTGAATTGATCCTCGGTCCCCGAGAGCTGGCGCAGCTCGACGCACTTGCCCTTATCGCCGCGCATCGTCGCCAGCGTCTCGTAGCGATGCTCGCCGTCCTTGTTGGCGGCCATGATCACGACCGCCTCTTGACGGTCCGCGCGCTGGCTTGGCGGCAGCCCGCTGTACTCGGCCGACTTCGCCTCCTCGGCCGTCGCGCGGGCCATCCACGCCTCGGTCACCATGCTGTACGCCGTGGCGTGTTTCTCGCGCATGACGTCGCGCATGACTTCGATCACCGTGCGCTTTTGCCGGTCGTCCCCCCACGGCGTGGCGAAGATCTCGATGTCGCCCTTCGCGGTGATCAGGAGCCACGCGGGCGTCAGCTCCGCTTTGCTGCCCACCATGACCCGCGTGGCGTGCTCCCTGGCCAGTCTAACCATGTCATCCAGTGTCATCGCTTCAGCCCTCCGAACCGCGTTCGTCCGCGTCGTCGAGCGGCCATGGCTCTGCGCGCGCGAACATGTTGAAAGGCGTCGCCGCCTTGGGCTTGAGCACCGCAATAAGCTCGCTCAATTCAGGCGCCGTAAACGTCCACCCGTCGATATGCGGGAGCTGGCGCTCGATCTCAGCCAATAAATCTTGAAGTTGTTTGCTCATCTCGACTCCTTCCGGGGATCACCCGCGACCGCGCCCCGAAACGTCGAGGCGCGCGCGCTGGCAATCGCTAACCGGCGCGGATAACCTCCATGAGGTGCGAGGGAAGTTGCCGGTGATACTTCGACACGATCTTGCGACCGAGTACCGCCTGCTTGCGCGTGATCTGGTCCGCCATGGCGAGGCTTTTGCCAATGCGCGTGTCCATCCGATTGAACCCGGCATCGTCGAGCGAGAACGCGCCGTCGCAAACCCCAGCCAAGGCGCGCAGCGCCGCGTGCACGGCCGAAACCGCCTCCGGCGATATCTTCACCGCCTCCTCGGCCACTTGGGCCTGGGTGACCGTCCGCGTGGCCTCAGACCCCGCTTTGTCGGCCGGAGGAACAAGCACGGCGACGTCTGGGAGCCGTTCTTGGTGATCCAAGGCCGCGTCGAGGTTCTGTTGCTTCTCGACGAGGATTTCGCTCGCGCGCTGATCGTAAGACCCGTCGAGCACAAGATGCTGCACAAGCACTGACTCGTTTTGGCCCCTGCGGTGGACGCGGTCTTCCGCCTGATTCATCGTGCCTGGGACAACCCACAATTCGCCGAAAACCACGAGGCTCGCCGCCGTCAGCGTGATCGCCACGCCAGCGGCGCTGATCGAGCCGATAAACAGGCTCTTGCTCGGGTCAGTCTGGAAGGCGTCAACCTCGGCCATGCGGCTGCCCTGCGGCGTCTCGCCGGTCACCATCACAGAGGCGGCGCCGAAATGCGCCTTGAGGGCCTGGGCCACGTCGTGATGCCAAATCATGCAGACGACCTTGCCCTGGTTCTCGATGCAGTCCTCCAAGTGCGTGATGAGCTGCGGAATCTTGGCCAGCGCGACCTCATGCCGCACTTTCGAGATCTCCTCGAACGCGACCTTTGACGCCTCTTGGAGCTTCTCCACGGCCCGTCGATAGTCGGCCGGGTCCTCAGAGGCTTTGCTCAGCTCGACGGCCACCCGCAGGGCTTCCAGGCGCTTCTCGGCCTCGGCCTCGGCCGCGTTCTCCCGCTTGACCGCATTGATCGCCTCGCGGCCCTCGGGGGCGATGGCGATGATCTGGCGGCGCTTCGCGGGCAACTCCTTGAGGACATCTTTTTTCAGGCGGCGAATCATGATCGAGGCGCGAAGCTTGGCTTGCAGCTCGGGGAGGTTCGACGCGCCCGTGAAGTCCCAGCCATAGCTGCTCTGGTAGGCGGCGCAGTAGCGCTTGGCGAAGGTCATCTTTGACTTGCCCAGGCCTTGCGGGTCCAGGGCCTTGATCAGCGGCCACAGCTCAATCGGCCGGTTCAGGAAGGGCGTGCCGGTCAAGAAAACTTTGCGGCGCGCGGCAATCGGCTTGATGGTCTGGACCCAGGCGCCCGTGTGCTTGTCCTTGTCCCACTTGCCGAACACGTTGCCGGTGCGCTGGGCGTTGGGGTTCTTGCAATAGTGAATCTCGTCGCCGACCAAAATGTCCCAGGCGCGCGCGTCGATTGCGGCCCGGAATTTGCCCAGCTGCTCATAATTGACGATGACGACGTCAGCGTCCGGGAAGCCCTTGCCGTTGGCGATCTCGACCGACATCGGCCGGACCAACCACTTTTTCAGCTCGCGCAGCCAGTTCAACTTGGGCGTCGCAGGGCAAATGATCAGCGCTGATTTGATGCTCGCGTCGGCGTTGATGACGCCTATCGCTTCAATCGTTTTCCCCAGGCCCATCTCGTCGCCGACGAGTGAGGCATCGCGGCTCGCGCAGTAGGCGATGCCAGCCTTCTGGTAGGGGTCATAGGCGCAACCGGGAGGCGCCGGGATCTCGATGTCGGCGTCAGTCGCCCTGGAGGCCTCGATGGCCGCCGCGTCCTTCGCGTGCTTGGCCTCGCGCTCGGCGTTGATGCGCGCCGTGATCTCGGCGTTGTCGCCTGCGATCTTGGCCGCGACTTCCGGCTTGTCAGTCCACCAAATTTTGCGGTCGGGGTTCCACCGGAACCCGGCCGCTTTCACCAAATCCTTGTCCGCGTAGTCGGACCGCGCGATGAAAATGCGGCCCTCTTGCACAACTTTGATTGCCATCGACTCGACTCCAAAAAAAGAAAACCGGGCGGTAGGCGCGCCCGGTTCCTAGATAGCATCTCTTGCAAAACTTGTCACCATCGCGACGGTTTTTATTTTAGCGCGTGGTCCTCTGCGCATAGGCCTTGCGCGCGTAGCTCAGCGCGCAGCGCAGCGTGCAGAACGGTTCATAGCCGCCGTACCAGCTCTTGCCGTCCCAGACCTCCAGGCGGTCTACATTGGGCTGCGCCTCGACCACGGTTGGCTTGGCGCCGAATGGCGTCTGCGGGCCGCCGTGAGGCGCGAACGTGCGTTCGAGGAAAGCACTGGCTGGTCGGGCGTTCGCCCAGCGCTTTCGCTTGACGACGATCAGGTTGCCCTCGTAGCGCGGCTCCGGCTCGCCCTCCTGCCATTTCAGCGTCACGTCATGGGTATGGCGCTGGCCATAGGCGGCGCCGCAGTGGACGCAAACCGGGCGGCTCGATGTCGCCTTGCTGTGCCAGTGCGCCGCCGCGTCTATTCGTCGCGCGCTCATGCGAACTCCTCCAGCTTCTTGTCGAGCCAGTCGAGCGAGAGCGTCTCGGCAGTGTGGCAGATGCGGTTGATGGCATGCCGGTAGCGGTCGCGATCCTTCACGCGGCAAGTATTCTGCGCAAACATCCACATTTCGCGCAGCGTGTCGAAGTCCTCTTCGCTCATGGTGAGCACGATCTCGTCGCCGCTCATGACCCCCTCCGCAACAGGAAGCGCATATGCTCGGCGGCCCCATGATGGTAGAGCGCTTGAATCCTCTGCCACTCGGCCGCGTAGTCGGGCATACCCCGCCGCAGCGCGTCGACCGCTTCAGTGTGAGCGAACGCAGCAGCGGTCTGATAGTCGGCGGCGCCGTCCAGTAGCTCCGCGTTGGTCAGCATCGACCATGTTTGGTAGGGCTGCGTGCTCACGCTTAGTTGCCCTGGGTGCCGGGAGGATTCGGGATCTGGCTCGGAGGATTGCTATTGCTCATCCATCCTTGGTAAGAACCGTCGGCGCCATAGATTGAACCGTTGCTGGTCCATCCTTGGTAAGAACCGTCGGCGCCCCAGATGTCATCTGCTGACGCGGTGCCCGCGCTCAAAACGAGAGCGGCAATCAAAACAAGCTTTTTCATTTTTCGACTCCTTTAACCGGGCAAGAGCGCCCGCGAGGCGGCGACGATTCGCTCGACGCCGTCCCGCTCGCGTTCTCAATCCATCGCGGCGAGCTGGAGAGCGTCGCACATACGATCGAAGGCCTTCCACTCGTTGTCGTCGCGAGTGCACCGCCCTTGCTCGCTTCTCAGGCGGCCCAGCGCGTAGCCGACCTCCTCCGCCGAATAGAGTCCAGCGAGCGCGAGGGCGCGCAACGCCACGCGATACAGTTCAACGGCGTCTTCGCTCGGCGCATCGATCATGGCTGCCCCCGATTGAGAGCCGCCTTGCGCAGCTCGCCCATCTCGTCAGCAGGCTCCGGCGCGGGCTCGCCCTTTTCCTTGAGCAGCTGCCGGATATGGCGCGCCCAGCGCTTCTCGCAGCCGCGATAGGCGAGGCGGCCGACACGCTCGCGCTTGCCGCGCGCGTCGAGGTGATTCTCGATCGCGGAGTCGACGTACTTGCTCGGCAGCTCGACCAGCCATCCCGCCTCATCGAGCGGAATGATTCCGTGCTCCAGCGTGTCTATCCAGCCGCCGCTCTCGCAATTGACGACAACATGGTAGGCGATCGAACCGTCCAGGCGGATAGCGTCGAAGCACGCCATCCAATCGTCGTCGCCCAGCGTCCACGTCAGATGCCCGTAGGCGTCAAGCTTGCGCTCTTCTGAGCGCTCGGCGTCGAAGGCGTCCGCCTCCGCATAGGCGCGATCGAGCGCCGTCGCCTCCGCTAACAATTCCTCGTCAGTCTTCCTTGCCACTTTCGACTCCTTCGATGTTAGGCTCATCAGGCGGCGCCTTACGCCGCGACACGAGAGGGAAACCCCCTCGCGTTTCGCCCTTCAGGATTGGATTAGGCGGCCTCCAGGGCGGGTTCTTCCTCGTCCGCCTCTTCAGCCGCCACGGCGCCGCGCAGCCACTCCACAGCCTTGCTGGCCGCCGCTGCGGCGGTGATGATCGCGGTTTCTTTCTGCGACAGCAGCGAGACCCAGTGGTCGATGTACGCGGCCGGAGCCTCGCCCATGTCGATGCCCCACTCCGCGCACACAAAAGCCGCCGTAAGCTCCGCGATCAGCTCCTCGGCCGCATATTCGCGGTCCCCAAACTTGCCCTTCAGCTCGCGGTTCAGGCGCGACTTGTGGCCGGTCGCGTGGCCCATCTCGTGGAACAGAGTCGAGTAGAAGGCATGGGCGCCGACAAAGGCCTCGAACGCGGGCATGTCGATCGCGTCGAGCGCGGGCGCATACTGGGCGCGTGCGCCGCGTCCCTCGCGCACCGGAATCTCGGTCGCGGCAACGAAGGCGTCGAGATCAGCGTCGCGCCCGTCCGGGTTCACTGGGGCATGCTGGCGAACCTCGCCAAGCCCCATGACCGAATCCGGCAGCCCCTCGCATTGGCTCACGTTGAAAACCGTGTAGCTGCGCAAGAAACCAATGGTCTTTTTCTCGCCAGGATTCTTGTCGTCCTTCACGAGCATCCGCTTGACGAAGATAATGGCGACGCCGTGCTCGCCCTTTTTGACGTTTCCACCCGCAGCCTTCGCCTGTTTGAACGTCAACCAGCGCGGGCCGTAGCCCTCGACCTCGGCGACGCCCCAGAGCAACAGGACGTTGGCGCCCGAATAAAACCGGCCGGTCACCGCGTTGCGCGGCATCACGGAACCGTGAGCGCCGACGCGCTCGGACCAGGGCTTGCGCCAGGGCGCCACGCCGGTTTTCAGCTGGGCGAGGATCTTATCGGTGATCTCGCGGTGCATGTCTCTCATGATTTCGACTCCAAAAGGAAAAGGGCGCGGTAGGCGCCGCGCCCTTCTCAAATAGCATCTTGTGCAAAAACTGTCAAATAGACGACGGTTTTTTCAGGTGGGACGTTTCGCCCTCTCAGCCGCCTCTCGCGCCGCTGCCTTCTCCTTGGTGCAGTTGCGAATATGCGCTGCTCGGCCCAGCGCATTGTTGGTGATACGGTCGCCGCAGACCGGGCAAAGCACGCGCCGCCAGCGAATCTTGCGCTTGCTCATATCTTGCCCCCCATCACCATGAGGACCGCGAACAGGCACGCGAGGCCGGTGCAAAGCTCAGCCACGGCGCACCTCCTCGTCTTGAACGAGGATGCCCAGCTCGCGAAACGAAGCCTCGACTTGCAGCCGACAGGCGGCCCGCTCGGCCGATCGGCGCGAGGTAAACGTCTTCCCCTCGCGCATCTCGATCTCGCAGCCGTCGCGCAGGAAAAGCGCATAGCGCCGCTCGCCCTTTTGCGGGTAGCGCGGATTCAGGTCCGCATAGACCTTGAGGCGGCACGTCACGATAGCGCCTTGCGAAAGAGCGTCACCGCCTCGGCGATCGTGACCAGCCGCCCATCAATCCAAACATGGCTGACAGGTTCAGTGGACTCGCCCGCGCGCCGGTTCTCAGCGCCGCGCTGGCAGCCCATCCAGCGGCCCTGGAGATTCTCGGCGTAGGCGAGCGCCTCGTCGGGCGTGGCGAAGCGCAGACCATTGCCGGTCCAGGCCGACTCGCCAACGCCCTTGATCTCGGGCACGTAGCTCACGGGCTTGGGCGCCAGCGTCCGCTCGATGCTGCCCCAGGGCGCAGCGTCATAGTCCGCCCCCTGGTGCGGCAGGCGCACCGAAAGGTGAGAGGCAACTCGACGCGCCTCGGAGGCCTTCCAGCCCCCATGCTCGCAGGACTGGTAGATGTAGCAGTCGACGATCTTCCCGGCCGCGCCCGCGCTCAGCGTCAGCGGCTCATGGCGATACGCCACAAGGTCCGCGAAATAGGCGGCGTGCTCGTCAGCGTGGCGCTTGGGCATGTCGTAGAGGTGGGCGACGCTCTTGATGTTCTCTTCCCAGAGCAACCGCCCCAGGAGGTTCGCAGGCCGGGTTGAGACGCCCAATTCGAGCGCAATGGTCACGAGCGCGTCGATATCGCGCTTGGACACAACGAAAGCAGACATGGATTCGACTCCTTCAGATTGCTGGTGAGTAGGCTCATCAGGCGGCATCCCATTGCCGCGACGCAGGAGGCCCAGGACAGGCCTCCGCGTTTCGCCTTGGTCTAGCGGACCTTGTCGCCGCCAAACTCCATGACGTGCAGCCCCAGCGCTTCGAGATCGCGCTCGATCGTCTCCAGGGCGGCCATGCGGGCGCGATGCTCAGCCATCGCTTCATTGGTCGCGCTGCCCTCTTGCAGGTAGTAGTCGCGGCCATTCGGGGCACACTGGGCGAGCGCCCGCTGGGCGTCGCGTATCGCCTCGTGCGCGTTGCGGTAGCCGTCGAAGAGGGACTGAGCGTCAGTCCCGTTCAGGTGGATGGATGGCAGTCTCATCGGCCGCTCTCCCGGTTCGACTTGTCGATGGCGAGACGGTCCCAAGCCGCGTCGATGCGGCGCGCGTTCTCGATGCGGCGCGCGTTCTCGCTGCGGCGGGTCTCCGTCGCCTGCTTCAGGACGCCCAGATAGCGGCCATGGCTGCGCGCCTCTGCGAGAGCCTCGGCCGCCGTCCGATAGATGCTGTAACCGTGCGTCTGCCAGTCGACGTTGCAGCCCTCTCGGGTCAGCTCGCGCGCGGTCTCCTCGGCAACATCTTTGCCAAGGATGTTGAGCTTCAGGCTGCCCTCGACGCGGGGCACGCCAGGATAGGTCACGGTCAGAATGTAGAGGGCAGGCTTTTTGCGGGACATGGTCTTCGACTCCAGTTGGTAGGCTCATCAGTGGCGGCCAAACCGCCAGACGCGGGGCCAGAGCCCGCGTTTCGCCTTGGGTTAGCGGCTGCGATCCACCGCCGGGAGCGGCAGGCGCTCAAGGTCAGCGGAAAGCTCCGTGAGCGTTGCCGCGCGCGGCCAATGCGTGGCAATCGGCCAATCCTCGGGCTTCGCGAGGCGCGGAATCGCCTCCCAACCGCCCGCGCCATGCTTGCGCACGCGGAAGACAAAACCGCCGCCATAGCCGACATATTCGCGCGGCCGGAACGCGGACTTCTCGATGTTGTGAAGGTATTTCATGGGTTCGACTCCAGTGTGTTTTCGGGCGCCGTAGGCAAGCGCCTGTCCCTGTAAATAAGCATTGCGGGACGCGCGGTCAAGACGTTTTCGTCGCCATCGCGACGGTTTTGATCACTCCTTATTACATAGGGGCTGCGCAGACATGCCGATTGTCCCGTTCCCGTCCCTCTCGAGCACAGCGTTTCCCTGAGGCATGCCTGCATCTTGTCCCGACGCTGTCCCGCAGTCTCGGACAGACTTAAATAGGCGGGACAAGATGGGGACAACGGCGGGACATCGCCGTTCAAGCCACAGATAGCGATAGGCGATTAAACGGCCAGAAACGGCCCTCAGACGGCTGCCTTATTTGCACGGTGCGCAAATGTAGGGGTTCCCCCCCCCCCCCCCGCTCAGCGGCGCTCTAATCGCCAGCAAACAGCAAGTTCATGTATCACTTTAAGGGGAAATAGTGCCAAACCGTGTTTGGCGTTATTCAGTGCTTTCCCGAAAACCTCAGTCGAAAGCGACCAAGGGCACATTGTCAGCCTCGGCGTCATCGATTTGCGCCGCCAGCATTCGCAGCGCCGCCGCGAACCCAGGCAAGAGCTTCTCGCTGCCCTTCACGGTCGACCGCCGAAATTGCCCGTCCGGCGTGAACCGGCCGACATGACGCCAGTGCCCGTCGTAAACCGCGAACGCGCCTCGCGGCCCAGCTGGTTGGAGCCGGTAGGAAAAGATCGAGAAGCTGGATAGCTCGGCGAGTCTCTCGTCCAGGCGCGCACGGGCTCGATTGAGCGCGCCGACGCGCCCCTCTTGATAGGTCATGGTCGCTCGTCTTTCTGGCTCGCCTTGAGCCGGTCGATATGCACGCTGGCCCGCAGCCCGCGCACGCCTCGACAGCGCTCGCCAGGAAAGGCGTTGCAGCGCGGACAGATCATCAGGAGCGCCGCAGCGCGCCGTGGACCGGGTTGTTTTTGCAGGGCAGCGCGCAGGCGTTTTCGCATCGGATGCAAGTCTGCGGCCTTCCCAGGCCTTTGTCGAGCCCTTTTTGCACGTTGTGCGAGGCAGTCCGATCAGCGGCTTACGCCGTCACAAAGATCAAATTTCGCGAATTGTCGCCATCGCGACATGTCCCTCTTGACAAACCAATCTCGCCTTCCCCCCAATCCCTCCATAGCCCCTCGATTAGCATCGCTGATAGCGGCCGCGAGGGACCGTGCGCGGGTTACAGGAGCGCCCTTGAGGTCCCGACCGGCCCAAGCCGCCAATGTTCAAACATTAGCAGCTCTCCCGCGCACGCGACGCAAATAATGGCGCTCTATGTCCCGCTAATGTCCCGCCAGACGGGACAGAACCGCTTCGCTCGCTCCTCTAACCCCGCGTTCCGTCCCGTCCGGCTCAGTCGCTCCCCTTCGTTCCTCAGAGGCGGCGCCGAGCGATCCAACAGTGTTTCTTTCCCCGCTGGTTCCCGCATCGTTGGCGATCTGAACGAGTGTGCTTTTGTCCCGTCCCTTGCTGTGCGCGACTGTGCGTTTCGGGGCTGTTTTGAGGTGTTTCGGGCACGATTGGTCGTTGCAGCGATTAACGGAAGCGTTAGCGCGGAAAGGCCAGCAAATGCAGGCGTCTCCGGGCATTGGCTGCGAGGCCTGTCTCGTGTTCTCCGGATACTGAGACACTCGCTCAGCGCATAGCATAAGGCGTGTGATATCAATGGGTTGCGGGTGCCGTAATAGTGCCAGCGGCTGTGCCGTATAGGTGCCGTAATGGTGCCAGGAGGGGGGGGGGGACCGCCCATTGCTTTCAGTTTAAGCTTAAGGCCCAAGGTAAAAATATGGTGCCATCCGCACAGTATTGGCAGGCAAGTTCTGTGTATTGATCAAGTATAGACAGCATGGACAATTTCGAGCATTTTCTGTCCATGACGCGGAATGAGGCTTTGACCATTTTGGACAGCATGGACGGGAATGCGGTCATTCCGGTCGCGAAGGCGGCAGAGATGCTGAAGGCGTGGGAGGCGGGTGGGGTGGCGAGCGAGCGAGTTATTGATATTTTGGCGCGGCTGAGGCCAGCGGAGGTATTGGAGTTGGCGGCGGTCGCGGAGCGGAAGCTTGCGCGGCGCAATCGACCGAGGTGAGTGATGGGCGATGTGATCCGGCCGGAGGGATTGAAGCGGCCGAGGGCGCGGAAGCGGGTTTTGAGTACGGAGGAGCAGGCGGAGCGGGATCGTCAGGCGAAGGAGATGGAGTTAGCGATTGAGCAGATGGCGGCGAACGGGTTGACGCCAGCGGAGATCAGTTTGCTGACGGGGTTGAGTGCGGAGCGGCTGTACCGGAAGTACAAGGGTTGCATGATGACGGGGGGAGCGAAGCGGACGAACGAGGTTGCGCAGGCGGCGTATTTGATGGCGACGGGGGGACCGGAGCGGAACTGGCGACAGGCGGATGCGAGCATGAACAAGTTTTGGCTGGAGCGGCGTGGGGGACCGATCTGGGCGCCGCCGAAGCCGGACGAGGAGAGGGGGCCGGATTTGACAAGGCTGTCGGTGCCGCAATTGATTGAGCTTGAGCGGGCTTTGAGGCCGCTGGCGCGGAACCCAGTGCTGATCGATGCCGAGGTCGAACTTACCGAGCCACGAGAGCGTGGTGGCGGAATTGATGAGAAGGGAGCTGGGGATCTCGTCGATGGAGGCGTCGGCGTCGGTATCGACGGTTCGGGAGCGATGCCGGAACTCCCTAGTTAATTTTGTTGAGGAGGCGTGGCCGATCTTGGAGCCGCGCATGCCTTTCGTGCGGGGGAACCTCGTCGAGGCGATTTGCGAGCATTTGGAGGCGGTGTCGGCGGGGCTGATCACGCGGTTGCTGATCAATGTTCCGCCTGGGTCGGCGAAGAGCCTTTTGGTCTCGGTTTTTTGGCCAGCGTGGGAATGGGGGCCCCGAGGTCTGACCAGCTATCGGTATATCTCGTCGAGTTTTGCCGAGAGCGCGTGCGTTCGCGACGTGCGCAAGATGCGGTTGCTTGTGACGTCGGACTGGTATGTGCGGCACTGGCCGCATGTTGAGCTGACGCGGGGCGGGGAGCTGTCGTTTGAGAACACGCTGACCGGGACGCGGGACGGGGTTGCGTTCTCCAGTCTGACGTCCAGGCGCGGCGACAGATTGATTCTGGACGACCCGCACAGCGTGGAGAAGGCGGAATCACCCAATGACCGCGAGAAGGCGACGAGACGGTTTCGCGAGAGCGCGGTCAACCGGCTGAACGATCAGGCGAAGAGCGCGATCGTTGTGGTGATGCAGCGGCTGCACGAGGCGGATATCAGCGGGGTCATTCAGGAATTTATGCCGGATTACGTGCAGCTGGTGATGCCGATGGAGTACGAGAGCGGGCGGCACTGCGAGACGTCGATCGGGTTTTCGGACTGGCGCCGCTCGGAGGGGGAGCTGCTGTTTCCGCAGCGCTGGGGCCGCCCGGAGGTCGAGAACCTCAAGCGGGACATGGACAAGTGGGCCTACGCGGGGCAGTACCAGCAGAGGCCTGCGCCGCGTGGGGGCGGGCTGTTCCCCTACAACGGCTGGGAGCTGTGGCATCGCGGGATCGCGGTCACCTATGGCCGCAACGAGAGCCAATATCCGGACATGGACGTGATCCTGGGCTCGCTGGACCCGGCGTTTGGCGAGAAGCAGGAGAATGACTTTTCGGCCTTCATCGTGCTCGGGATCTGGACCAACCATCATGGCGTTCAGCAGGCGATGTTGATGGCGTGCTGGCAGAAGCGGCTGGCGGTGAACGATCTGGTCGAGGAGCTGATCAAGAGCTGCCGCAAATTGAAGGTCGACAGGCTCTTAATCGAGCTGAAGGGGAGCGGGATCTCGGTCGCGCAGGAGGTTCAGCGGCTGACGCGGGACGAGGAGTTCGCGGTGCAGCGGATCGATCCTGGGAACATGGACAAGGTTTCGCGCGGGCACGCGCTCAGCCACCTGTGGGGCGAGGAGCAGGCCGACGGGAGCGTGCGCAAAGGGGTCGTCTGGGCGCCCGGACAGACCCAGCAAAATGGAGCAGTCTGGCCTCGGGACTGGGCGGAGCTGTGCATGAGCCAGTGCGCCTCGTTTCCGAAGGGCAAGCATGACGATATCGTGGACGCCCTGTGCCAAGCGCTGAAGTGGTGCCGCGATCGGGGCTTGCTGAAGAAGAGCACCGAGGTTCAAATGGAGGAGTATGCGGAGCTGATGGCGTCGCCGCTTCCCCCGCAGCCGTTGTACCCGATCTGATCTCAATAGTCGGAATCGGCCCCGGTTTGTTCCTACCGCTTTCGGTGGTTGCGGGTTCACTGACTTCACTGACCGAGTGGGACCGGCCCCGCATGGTGGGTGGTGATGCGTCTTTACAGCCCCAAAAAGGCAGTCATCGATCCGACACTGCCGCGCAACGAGGCTTACGGTTGGGTGATCGTTCCAATCCCGTGGAAGGGACAGCGCTTCGGATTGACGGTCACAACAGACGGATGGTGGTTTCTTGGTTTGTTCAAGAGGGTGGGACCGGCCCCAGCGCCGGAACCGGCCCCTTCAGTCCATCCGTGAGGCGCGTTGGCGGACCGAACTTTCGTCTCGCTTTGGATCGGTGAACACGACGTAAGGTCGCTATCGTCACCCTACCGGGGGAGTATTTGCTAAACCGATGCGAAAAGCGAGATCGGTTTACCAAATTTGCCCACCTCCATCGTGGGAGAAAAAAGCGACATGGGTCCGAAACCGCTCATTTTCGTCCAGCGCGATGGCGGGTGGGCGATCTACGCTGGGGTCTCGAAATTCTTGGTCGCGGAGGGGTCTGGCTGGTCGATTGCGATCGGGCGGGATCTTTACCGGCGGCTGAAACTGAGGCGAGGCCGATGGGTGTATGGGCGCTGATTCAGGCGTGGTGGCGTCGCCGGCAGCGGATGGTCGACATGGACGTCCTGTGGCCGATTCTGCTGCAAGAGGCGGGCGATCTCGATCGGGCGAAGGCCGCATTTGCATTTCATGCCATAAATGATCCAGCATGGCTGTGCCTGGGCGAGGAGCGACTGCGCGCTTTCATCGACCAGCTGGAGCCCTATGACTGAGCGCGAGAAGCCGATCGTCGACATCCGAGCGATCAATTACAGCTGGCTTGAGTATGCCTCCGATGCCCCGCCGGGGGCGATTCAAGAGATCGTGCGGGAGGCTTTTCGGGTCGAGATCCGGCGTGAGGGCGAAACGGAGTGGACCGAGATCCCAGTGATTGAGCGAAGGGGAAGTCGCCCGAATGAGACGTGACGCGAACTACAATAGCGCGGTCAGTCAGATCGGCGAGCGGATGAAGGAGGCGAACGCGCTTCTCGGCCGCGCGACGCGGTACATGATCGAGGAGCGGCCTGCCGAGGCGCAGGAAGTGCTCGAACAGTGCAAGCAGATCGTTGAAGGGGCGGCCTTGACGGCCCGGTGGGCGGCGCGGCTGCCGGTGCCGAGGGAGCCGCAATGACGTTCAATACGAGAATCCTGATCGTGCTTCTGGTGAACGCGCTGTTTTGGACGGCGCTCTGGCAGCTCGCCAAGGCGGTCGCGCAGTTTTGGGGATGAATGAGGCAGCCAATGAGCTACGCCGACCGCCAAAACGTCGTTTACCTCGATGGGACGCGAGTCTTCCAAACGGCGGAGGATCGGCGGAATGAGGAAGAGATCGCCGCGCTGGTGGCCGAGGCCTGGAAGTGCCGAGTGGCTTACTTTGGCGCGCTGAGCCCGATTGATTGGTACGCCGAGCGCTATGGTCGAATGGTCGGGTTGCTGGAGCTGAAGGGGCGAACGCACGCGAGCCACCATTTTGCGACAGTTTTCCTAAACGTGCGCAAGTGGCTCGCTTTGACGATCGGCTCGATGGGGATGAACTGCCCAGCGGTCTTCGTCGTGAGGTTCACCGATCAGGTGCGCTGGATTCCGCTCACCTTGATCGATGCGACTGAGCACAAGATCGCAGGCTGCGCGCATATCGTCAAAAATCGGAACGACATCGAGCCTGTGATCGAGGTGCCGGTCGGCGCTATGAGGCGGCTCGCCTAGAATCTCCCGTCCATGTCCAGAAGCCGGTCGATAAGTTTGCGCAGCCTTTGGACCCAGGTGGGCTTCGGCTTCGTCCACGGGCCGGGTTTCTTGTTCATTTCTGGTCCGCCATCCGGCTGACGACGCTCCGGGTGAACGGCTTGCCGGTTTTCGAGACGAAGCCCTGGGCCGCCAGGGCCGCGCGCACCGCGTTGAGGCTCTTGCCGGTCTTGCGCAGCTGGCGCGCCACCTTGACCATCTCCGGGTCCATCTCGGCCCAGCTCTTGCGGCCCTCGCACTTGCCGGTCTTGGCCTTCATGCGTTCGCGCGCGCCGCGCAGCTTGGCGACCGTCAAAGCCTTGTCGAACTCGGCGACCGCGCCCAGGATCTGCCGGACCATGTTCGCCGTCGGCGTGTCCTCGACGAAGCTCATGGGCGAATCGACGGCGATCAGCTCGACGCCGAGATCCTGAAGCATCTTCCAGCCGGTCTCCTGCACCATGAGATCGCGGGCGAAGCGGTTGGCGGTCTCGACGAGGATCGTTCGCACGCCATTCGAGGCGATCCGCGTGAGCAAGAGGGCGAAGCCTTCCCGCTGGGTGATCGGATCGGCGCCGGAGACGGCGGCATCGTAGTATTCGCCGACGATGTCGATGTCGTTGCGCTTGGCGTAGCCGCGAACGGCGCTCTCCTGGCGGGCGAGCGAATCCTTGTCCTGGCCGACGTTGGTCGCTGACGAAGTTCTGAAGTAGGCGACGGCTTTTTTCATGATAGGCTCCTGTTTGGCGACCGAGTCGCCTTTCTCCTGTTGATGACGGGGGCCGTCGCGAATCCGCAGGCGCGACGGCCCTTTCGCTTAGGCCTTGCTCGGGCCTCTCACGCTGACGCAAACCTTGCCGAAGGCGAGCGAGGTTTTGCGCGATTTGTTGCTGTAGGCCTTCACCGCGAGTTGCTCGGCGAGGGCGCGGACGTCGACCTCGACATCGACGTCGATCGAGAGGTAGCTCTTCGTCCGGCGGTCATAGACCCGGATGTTTTCGACGATCCGGTTCACGGGATGCAGACCTCGAACCGGCCGTCCGCGAGCTTGGCGATTGACCCCGGCGCGCAATAGCCAAAGTCATAGCCAAACGCCTCTTGGACCACGGCGTTGTGCTTCGCGGCCTTGGAGGCTTTTTCGGCGTCCTCGCGCT